GTTCCAAGGTGGTAGAGGTGGTGCTTCTATCGTTGAGGGACTTCAACAAGGTCAACAAGCCTACAGAACTGCCATGCAAGGTGGTTTGCAACAGCAATTACAAAACGCACAGATTCAAGAGATGAATCGCAAGCGTCAGCAAGAGCAACAAGCATTGATGCGCCAGCAAGGTGTTGAGAGTTTGATTTCTCAAGCATATCGCCCTGAGACTTTTGCTGATACTCCATTGACTAATATGATGGGCCAAGAGATTGCAGGGCCAAATATGCCACAAGCAGCAGGTGGTGGATTGGAAGCGCTAGCACCTAGATTGATGGCTACACCAGAAGGTCGCAAGTCACTTACTGAATTGTTGGCTGCACAAAAAGCTATGGCTGGAGATACTTTTAATTTGGCTGAAGGTGCTCAACTTGGTCGTATTAACCCAATTACAGGAAAGACTGAGATTATTGCTACTGGTGTCCCTAAGAAAGAAAAAGAAGACATTGCTGGAGAAGTAAAAGAGGCAAGGCAAATTCTTGGTATTACTACGCCAGTTAACGAAATGACTGCAACTGAAAGAGCATTGGTTAAAGCATACATTGATAGAAAAGAAGCAATTAAATCTCCTAAAGTTCAAGTAGATTTAAAAGACCCAACCGCGGTAGCCCAAGCTCAATTAAAAACAATTAACCAATGGCAAAGCACTCTTAAAGATACTGGAGACACTACTGTTGCTGGTCGTGCGTCTGCTTTCTATGATGCTTATGGAAAAGCAAAGACAGGAAACACAAGTGCTGATGGCGCATTGATTTACAACATTGCAAAAGTGTATGACCAGACTGGTGCTGTTCAGCAGGGTGATGTAAACACAATTATTGGCAATCGTTCTATTCCTACAAACATTCAATTGTTTGCTCAGAAATTGCAAAAAGGTGGAACATTTACACCCAAAGAGCGAGAGGATTTGAAATCAATTGTTGATGGTATTGTCACAGAGCGTGAAAAAGCCCTAGCACCATCTCTTAAAGTTTATAGAAAACTTAATCAAGATCAAGGTGGAAGCCCTGAAGCAATTATCAATCCTTTTGAATCTATTAAAAAACCAAGAAGCCTAGAAGAAATTTTAGGATTTGGTCGCCCAAGAGGAGGGCAATAAAATGGATGAAAATCAACGTGTCCAAGAAGCACTAGATTCTGGATTTACTATCCAACAAATCAGGGCGATGTATCTTGCCAATGGTCGAGAACTTCCATCATCTTTACAAGTATCAGAAGCAGAGACAACTGGCAAAGGTTTATCTAAAGGCGCTCGTCTTGGTATGACTGCTTTGCAAGGGCCGACTCTTGAATTTGCTGATGAACTTTTTGGTCTTGCTGGTGGTGCAAAAGCATTAGTTCAAGGTCAATCTCCATCTCAAGGTTACACACAAGCACGAGACATTTATCGTTCTGGCGTTGAAAGCTACAAAGAAGAACAACCCATTGGTGGTGCAGTAGCTCAAGGCGTAGCATCTTTGCCTTTAGGGATGCTAAACATTAGTAGAAACATTGCTCCTAATGTTGGCCCTGTCATGCGTTCTGTTGGTTCAGGTTTAGGATTTGGTGCAGTAGCAGGTGCAGGTGAGGCGCAAGAACTTGAGGACATTCCACAAGAAGCCGCTACCTCTGGCGCTACAAGTGCCGTTCTAGGCGGTGCTACAGAAGGCGTAATGAAGGCTGTAAGACCTGTTAAACAAGTGGTATCCACTCAAGTTGGCAGAATGATTCCTGAGTCAGTCAAGGGGATGATTGGTGGCTCATCAGTAGATATTGCTCGTAGGCGTGTTGCTCAAGCAATGTTGCGTGATGGCGCTACGACAGATCAAGTGGCTGCTCGTATGGCTAAACTTGGTGATGATGCTATTTTGGCTGAGTCAGCAGGGTATAACACTCGTGATTTGCTTGACACAATGGCGACACTTCCTGGCCGTACTAAAAATTATACAGAACAGTTTATTCGTGCTCGTCAGGCACAGCGTGGAGGTCGTATCTCAGAAGCAGCGCAAGTACAATTATCTCCATCAGGTGAACGATTGGCAGACTCTGTAGAGTCATTGCTTAAACAACGTTCTGTAGAATCCACTCCTTTTTATGACCAACTCAAGACCTTAACAGTTACTCTTGACGATGATCTGAAAAGCATTCTTGATGCGTCTAAAAAATTAGGTGCATTCTCTCGTGCTGAGAAAATCTCTACTGCTTTGCAAGAACCTTTCTCACTAAAAGACGTAAAGAAAACTACTGATGCTTCAATGCCTGACTTGGATAAAGTTAAGCGTGGTCTTGATGATCTTATCAACAGCAAGTCTTCTTTGAATGAGCGTGGCGACTTTAACGAGTTTGGTCGTGCTGTTATTGAGTTAAAGAAAAACCTCGTCAAGCGTCTTGATGACATGACTGTTGATAGCGAGACAGGAAAGTCTGTATATGCAAGCGCACGAAATGCGTATGCAGGGCCAAGCGCATTGATCTCTGCTGCTGAACTTGGTAGGACTGTTATCAATAAACCAGCCGCTACTATTCGTACCCTTGTAAAAGACATGAGTGACTCTGAACTTGAGTCATTCCGAGTTGGTGCTTATGAGGGTTTGCGTGATTTGGCAGGTACTCAATCTGGTCAAACTCGACTGCTTAATATGTGGAAAGAAGACGCTACTAGAGAGCGACTAAAAGAGATTTTCCCTAGTGAGCGTTCATTCCGTGAGTTTGCTTCTACGATAGCAGCAGAGGCTCGTAAGAAAGAGGCTCAGACAATTGGTAGAGGTTCTCAGACAGCAGGTCGTGAGGCTCGTATGGAAGACGTTGGTATGGAGACGTTGAAAGATACAGCCAACATTGCTGCTGCTGCCAAAACAATGGATATTGGTTCTTTGATAAATATGTTGTCAAACAACATGAAAAGAACTTCTGTTCCAGAACCTGTTCGTAATGAGATTGGTAGAATCTTGATGAGCAGAGCAACAAGTGGCGATGAGATTCGTATGTTGCGTAATGCAATGGAAAAGATGAAACGAGAGCAAGAGGCTCAATCAGTAACAAGTGGCCTTATTGGTTCACAATTAACACCAGCCGCAGAGCCATTCACATCAGCTTTGCGTTCACTTCTTCAGTAAGGAATAAACATGGCCAAGACAAAAATCTCGGAATTTAGCGCAACCCCTGCGAATAACACAGACATTGACTCTATCAACATTGCGGAGGGATGTGCGCCCTCTGGTATCAACGATGCTATTCGTGAGTTAATGGCTCAACTGAAAGACTGGCAATCTGGTACATCTAATGACCCTTATGTTGTTGGCTCGTCTGGAAGCCTAACGCTTAATCAGGGTACTGCTAACGGAGTAGCGTATTTAAACGGCTCTAAGGTTGTTACGAGTGGTTCTGCGCTTACTTTTGATGGGACTAATCTGGGTATTGGCGCATCGTCTCCTCTTAAGCCATTAGATATTACTTTTGCTGGCACTAGCGGAGCAAGACGCTTTCTTGTTAGTTACGATGATTCTGTAATCACAATTAAAGGTGCTAACGCAAGTAATGACCCAGAGGCAATTAGGATTACTGGCGATAACATTCGTTTTAATACAGGAACATCTGGCTCTGGCTCTGAAGTCGGTCGCTTTACCAGCACAGGTCTGGGTATTGGTACAAGTAGTCCAGCTGTTAAGTTAGATGTTAATGGTGTTGGTGGAGCGTTATCTGCTGTTAATCCTCCATTACAAGTTTGGGATACAACTGCACTTGCGGCTAATATTGGTGGTGGTATTGCTTTTGGTGGTAACTACACAGGCTCTACAAAAACAAATTGGGCGGGTATTGCTGGCCTTAAAGAAAACGCAACAGATAACAATTATTCTGGTTACATGGCGTTTTATACAAGAACAAATGGTTCTGGAAATGCCGAGCGTATGCGCCTCGACTCCTCAGGCAATCTAGGCTTGGGAGTTACTCCTAGTGCTTGGAGTAACATGAGGGCTATGGATATTGGCGATGGTGCTTTTTCTATATCTGCTGATGGTGGTGGTACTGGAGATGGGTCTTTAACTTGGAATGGTTATTACAACGGCTCTAACTGGATTTATAAATACACAGGTGGCGTAGCAACTAGATATCGTCAAAGCGAAACAGGTCACGCTTGGTTTACAGCCCCATCAGGCACAGCAGGAAACACCATTAGCTTTACCCAAGCAATGACTCTGGATGCTAGTGGGCGGCTTGCTATTGGTGTAACTTCCGTAACCAACGGAACAGCGTTTGGCGGTAGTGGTCAAGTCAATGTGGCAACGGTTGCTTCTAGCGGGTATCCATGTCTTCAAATTCGCACAACAAGTGGCGGTGGAAGTTCAGTTCAGTTTACCAATGGTGATACTGTAAATGCAATTATTGGTTACAACGCTTCTGGTGGTACAAATGAATTTGATATAAATAATGCGCTGTCTGGCGCAATAAAATTTGGTACTAACAACACAGAACGTGCCCGTATAGACTCAGGCGGTAACTTGCTGGTGGGGACTACAAGTGTAATTAGCGCAGGAAAATACTCATCGTCTTTTGCTGGTGCTACTGAAAATGGAATAATTTTACAAACAACACTTGCTTCTACTGGAAGTACATATATTGGATTTGTAAATTCATCAGGTTCTACTATCGGAAGTATTACTCAATCAACTTCTTCAACAGTTGCATACAATGTTACTTCTGACCAACGATTAAAAGAAAACATTGTTGACGCTCCTGATTTTGGTAGCGTTATTGATTCTATTCAAGTTCGTAGTTTTGATTGGAAAACAGATCAAATACATCAGCGTGCAGGTTTTATTGCTCAAGAACTTCTGACTGTTGCACCAGAAGCAGTACATCAACCAATCAAAGAAGATGAAATGATGGCTGTTGACTACTCCAAACTTGTCCCAATGTTGGTCAAGGAAATTCAATCATTGCGTCAGCGTGTCGCTCAACTCGAATCTAACTAAAGGAAACTAACATGACTACTACTTGGTCTATCGTAAATCTTGATCGCAACACAGCCGATGGTTTTGTAACCACAGCACATTGGTATGCTTATGCAGTAGATGGAGAACACTCTGCCTCTGCCTACGCAACAGTCTCATGGGCTGAAGGCACTCCTACAATTCCTTACGCATCCCTCACAGAAGCCACAGTCCTTAACTGGGTGTGGGAGTCTGTTGATAAAGCAGCTACAGAGGCTTCTTTGGCGGCTCAGATTGAGTTGAAGAAGAATCCTGTAAAAGCCTCTGGAACTCCATGGGGTGAAGCATGAAGCTAGAATTTGAAGTCAACGAGATTAACTTTATCTTGCAGACTCTTGGTGAATTACCAAGCAAGTCAGGTGCATGGCCTCTGATCGTCAAGATCAAGGAACAAGCCGAGAAGCAATTACCTAAAGACCCAGAGGCATGACATGGACAATCACACTACAGAAGTAGCATCAGCAGTCGCTACTAAAGCAGCTTCAGTAGCTACCTATGGTGGTGCAGGAAGTGCTGTGTTTTTTGGTTTATCAGCCAATGAATTTGGTGCTCTCTGTGGTGTTGTTATCGGTTTTGTTGGTCTTGTGGCTAATATCTGGTTCAAGCATCAACATTTAAAGATTGCTCGCAAGGAAGCTGAAAAATGACTTGGTTACTTGTATTGGCTCTACAGGCTGAATACAGGTGCGTAAAGTGGACATGGACAGGTGATGTTTATAACCGCAAGGTTATTTGTCTAAAGTGGGAGAGAAAGAAGTGATTATCGACCCCATAACAGCTTTAGAAGGCTTACAGCAAGCGATTGGACTCGTTAAGAAGGCTAGTAAGGTCGCAAAGGATTTATCTGGCCTAACGCCCATGATTGCCAAAATGTTCGATGCTAAGAGCATTGCAACTAAGGCGATGGTTGAAGCTAAAAGGTCAGGTAATAAATCAAACTTGGGTACGGCATTACAAATTGAGATGGCTCTTGATGATGCCAAAAGATTTGAGGCTGAATTGATGTTGTTGTTTCAGGCTACTGGTCGTGCGGATGTATGGCAGAAGATTAAAGAGCGACAGCAACAAATGGATGTTGAAGATGCCCATTTAGCGAGACAAGCCAAGGCTGATGAAAAGAAACGTAAAGAAGCCGAGCAAGAACAAATGGAGTGGGCTGTTGGTATTGTGGTGATCGTAATGCTTTTGGGTGCTATTGGTT